GGTGCCGTTGGCATTGGCACTCTGGGTCATATATTTCTCTCGCCCCAAAACGCTCCGCAATCCTCCGCGCATAGCAGTATTCACAGCCGTGTAAACAGCCGGTGACTGGATTCCAGCTCGCATCGCACCAGTCGATTTTTGTTCTGCTTCCCATAGCAGCCCCTTTCTGCCCGTGTAGCCGGTAGCACAGCGTTGTCTTTATTCTTCCTCGGTATCTTCCTGCTCGCCCAGAATCAGCCGGATAGCCTTTTCTGCACGACCTGCCGCGCTCACAATCAACCGCTTGTCATTTTTCAATGCGGAAAGCCAGCTCTGAATGTAGGCAGCATTGTTGCGGAAGCTCTTTGTAGTTTCAAGCCCAAGCTCATGGAGAATGCCACAGGCTCCGATTTCTGCGACCAGTTCTTCCTTGGAATAGCTTTCGCTCCCGAATGCAGCGGCGCCATCGTTTTCAGAGAAGCGATTGAGCAAACTCTCGTGGCCGGTGCTGTGGGTCAGCTCATGAAACGCTGTCTCGTAATACCCAGCCGTGTCCTCGAATTGCTCCATCAGCGGGAGGCTGACAAGATGGCGGCTTGGACTGTAGAAGGCTCGGTTCTGCTTGCTGTGCTCAACGGTGAGCTTTGCCCTGCCGGAATATTCCGCAATGATTTCCTCAGCGCGTTCAACCGGGGAGGCAGTAGCCGGAAGATGTTCGGCAGTATATTTCGGCTGGATTCCCTCGCAATCGTCGATGTGGAATACGTTGTAATAGCGGAGCATCGGAATGGGGTCATCTACCGGCAGACCGTTTTCATCCCGAATGACGTTGCCGCTCGCGTCCTTCTTTTCACGGTGCAGCACCTTCCAGAATACAACCATCTTGGACTTTGCGCCCTTCTTGACCTTGCCGCCCTCATCCTTGCATTGCTTGAAGGTGAGATACTCGCCGGGCTTGCCGAGCAAAAGCTGATTGATAAGGCTGTACGGCTTGCCATTGCTGCGGCGAATTGCGCCCTCGGAAACTCCTGACCACGGTCTGTTCCACGGAATGATGCCAGATTCAAGCTCCGCAATAATGCGGTCGGTAACTGCTGCGAAAATATCCATCAAACGCCCCTCCTTCATGCCGCTCATAACCTATCAAATCTCAATGCCGCCGTAGAGGTTCGCTTCGCTGCGGTACCAGTCGTGGCCGTCGCTCAGGGTTTTTGAAAAACGGTAAGTAACCTCAGTACCCATGTTCTCGCGGTGGTTCGTAACCTTCTTGCCAAACTTGGATGTGCTTTCGGTCAGACGAACGCGGATGCTCTTGGCGTTTACCTTGATAATCTCTCCGTTCCATTCAGTGCTCTGAATCAAAATACCAATGCAGCTGCCCGTATAAGCCTTTACCTTCATTCCAACCTGCGCTTTCATAGCTCGTATCCTCCTTGTTGCTTTCCTTTTGACATCTTGATTATACTACTCGTGCGTATAGCTGTCAATACAAAAAATACGAAATTTTGAATTATTTTCAAGATTTCGTATTGAATAAAAAGTGCCTGTGTTTTGAGCACGGGCACTTTTTGCTTATTCCTTTGTCGGCGATTCCTGCGGCTGGTCAGTCTTTCCGTACTTCTCTCGCCAGCCGGTATATTTCCCGCTGCGCACTCGATTGTCGATGAGCGGCTCATCCTCGTCGATAATCCAGTCTCGCCCCATCTTTGTGGCAGTCTTGAAGCCATTGCGAATGGCTTTCTGCCGTAGCACGGTAGGGTTTCGGCCATGCCGCAGCGCGTATTCTTTGAGCGTTATCATCGCCATTGCTGTATCACCTCACAATTGCTATTGTAACACGCAAACGTAGCTTTGTCAATTTTCGTGATTGGCATCAACCAGTTCATATTCCGCAATTTCGACATCAGTCAATTTACGAGAATACTCAGCATAACCCCAAGCCGGTCTGCCGATTTCTTCGACAAGGGGACGCTCGTCGAGAAAAACAACCTCTGACGCGCCTTTGGGAATGCAGCCCGGCATCGGCGGGCGCTGGGTTGCATAATACCGATATGACATCAAAGCACTCCCTTCTGGATAGCCGCATTCAGGTCGCCCACTGCACGCAGCACACTTTTCCCAAGTTTTGAAGCAATCGCCTCAGCTTCTTCCTTGCTGAGCCAGTCGGTATGCATTCCATCTTCCATACGAACATTCCGCATAATCAAAGCGTTGCCTACAATGGGCTGACCATGCTCGTGCGAACCGTAGAGGTAGCTGGCGAAGATATTCAGCATCGGCTTGTCCCTGAGAAGCCCTTCTTCGTCAACTACCATGCAATAAGGCTCATTCAGTCCTTTAGGGAAGACAACCTCGATGATGTCGCAGCCAATCGCGCGATAGCAGAACGCGAGAAGCGATTCATCTTCGCGTCGTTTGACAATTTCAATGAGCAGACCCTTATCGCTCAGTTTTACGCCGTAATCATTCATGGTTCGAACCCTCCATTTCTGCCAAGGCTGTTTCACTTTTTGCCGCTTCATCCAGCGTGCGAAGAACCGCCGCGACGCTGCGCATTCTCTTTGCAAGTGTGGTATTTGGATTGCTCATCCTGTCGTAGCGCTCCTGCAAAACCCAAGCCGCAAACGCAAAGTCGCTCATTTCGTTGATTTGTTTTCCTGTCATCAGATTGCCTCCTGTATCATGATAGGCTGCTGGACAACGTTCGCAGGGAAAAGGCCGTAGATGTTCATTTCGGCCATCGACAACTGTCTTGAGTAATCTACTGTGCCATAAACAATGCCGCCAAGGTCAGGCAGATAAGGGCGACTGCCCCAAACGCGATATGCCACCATATCAGGAGGCATATGCTGCGCAAGCGGGCTGCTGTTCATGCAATAATACCTGTACGCAAGCATGTTTCTCACCTTCTTTTTTCGCAAATTCCTTCCATCGCGCATTATTGCGGCGCTCCATTTCGGCCATAAACCGCAGCTTTTCCTTGATGCTCATTGTCCAACCCTCCTGCCGGGGGCTGCTTTGCCCCCGGCTTGATTTCTTCTCATTCGGCTTCGAAAACGCGCTTGAATGCTCGCTCAAGCCTTGCCAGCTTTTCCCGTGCTTCCTCAAGCTCTTTCCGAACCTTGATACTTTCATCAAACTGCGCCCGGTAGAATTTGAGGCTTTCTTTTTGTTCCTCGATTTTTGCAATGTACTCGACCTGCATCGCGGCCATGCGCCTGCGGAGGGTCAGCTCCCGTTCCCAATGGCCATCTTTGTAATCCTTCTTCCACTGCGCGCAGAATTCGTCTTTATTCCCCGGGAAGGTGTAGTAGCTTTCTTCGATGTGTGCATATTCCTCGTTACTGGGTTGGTAGCCTGTCCGGTCAACAAATTCGCTCATCATCATGGTGTGTTTCCTCCTGTAAGTAGCTCTTTTTGCTCTTGACAGTGTTGATTATACTACTCTTGCATATAGCTGTCAATACAAACAATACGAAATTTTGAACTTTTTACAAAAAAATTCGCCGTAGCGAATTTGCTACGGCGAATCAGCTTATTCAGGTTTCTTTTCAAGAGCGTTTTCAGCCTGTTTACCATCTTCCAGCGAAAATCCATACTCAATGGCATCAAGCACTTTATCGTTCATTTCTTTGACAGCCGCTTCGATGAGGTCAACGTCTACCTCGTACCCAGCCGCAAGCAGGGCATCTTTAACATACTGCATTTTTTCAGAGCCTTTGCCAGCGCCAATGACCTGTTCGGCGGCCTCAACCAGTTTTACAATGACATTCCACATGGCGTTGCGCTGTTCCGTGGTCGTTTTTTCTTCCAGCCACTTTTTCAAGGGAGGAACGACTTTCTTTCCAAGCCACGCGAGCAAGAAGTTGAAAATCAGACCGATGATAGCCACCACAATGCCAGTCAGATTGATGGTGACAGGCTGTACGGGGGGAACAGGCGCAGCTTCCTCCGCGAAACCGACGAGGGGAAAAGCAGCGACGGTGAGAATCATCAGAGCAGCGAGAACCAGAGCAAAAAACTTCTTCATGGTATGTTCCTTTCCGGCCTTATTTCAGGCCAAGGTGAGTAAGTACGAAGGTGATGATGGCAGTGATGACCGCAGTTACGATGACGCTCGTAACGCCGTCCATCCGTTTTGCGGGCTTGGTCTTGATTTCCTCCACATCATCAGACAGCGCATCAACCTTCTTTTCCGTCTGCTTCTGCGAAGATGCAAGCAGCTCGACGGAGGTAGCGAGTTTGTGAACGGATTCGGTGAGCTTCGCGTTTTCATCAAGGCGATTAAAAATCGTCTTGATTTGCTCGCTCTGACGAGCAAGCGCTTCACGAATGAACTGCAAGGTTTCGTTATCAGTCGGCATTGTGTTCCACGTCCTTTCATTTCGCCCGTATCGCAACGGGCGGAATGCCCGTTTTTGACGGCGGTTAATCCTTGGAGATAATCACGCTATCGACCGCAGCAAGCGTACCTCCATATGCCAGTTGAACGGATTTCAAGGTTTCCTCAGCTCCTTCAATGATGAGGACATAGGCTGGCTTGCCTCCATCGTCAGGCGTGTCCGCGCCATCATCAGGCTTCTTATCGTCGCCGGGCGTTTGCGCATCCAGCAGGGCTTTATAAGCCGAGGAATCGAAAACGCCGGTCGCATTCAGCCCGGCTTTCTCCTGCAAAGCCTTGACGGCAGCCTGTGTTTTGCTGCCGAATTTCCCATCAACGCCATTCTTTGCCTTGCCATACGAGCCAAGGTCGTAGCCAAGCCAGACAAGGGCAGTTTGCAGTGCTGATACGTCATCGCCCTCATCGCCCTTCTGCAAGGTGCGGTCGCCCAGCTTATAGGTCGGAATTTCCACGCTTCCGCTGACATAGGAAAGCATAGAAGCGGGGAGCTTGCCCCAGTTCGTCCAGCTTCCCTCCGTAACCTTGCGCTTTACGCAGTCCTTGACGAAGCCCTGCATTTCGACCGTATAGCCATTGCCGACATATACGCCGATATGGCCTGACTTCCATACGATGATGCCAGGAATATCGGGAATCGTACCGATGGGGCCATTCTCTTTGCAGAGGCTGTACATGCCGTTGGCCGATTTGTCCGGGCAGCCGTTCGCTCCGTACTTATTCGCACCGTCGAGCGAACCGCTTTTCCAAAAATAAGCCTTGATAAGCCCAACGCAATCGGCGCACATACAGCCGCCAGCAATATCCTTCTTATAACCAGCCTCGCGGGCGCTGGTATAATGGGCTGGATACTGCTTTTTCTTCGAGTTGAACAGGCTCGTAGAGCATTTATAGCCGCACGTCCCGTACCAGTACACCCATTTTGCCGCATAAACTGCAAGGCAAAATT